GCAGCCGGCCGCCTGATTACCTTTCGCCGGCGCGCATCACGCCACCGCCTCGGGTACGCCGTGCTGTCCTGGCTCATGGTGTGTGCGTTCACTGCCATGGCCGTGAAGATCACCCTGGGCATCCAGCCGCCGCCGGGAGCCTTCGAAACCGGGGGCGTTGTCCTGCTCGCCGGCACGATCTTCCATCACCACGGCAATGTCGCCCACGTGCTCCGGCACCTGCGTGAAAGCGTTGCCTTCGTATGGCAGGGTCTTCGGCGATGATCGGCGTGGCCGAACAACGGGTGGATGCCCTGATTGACCGGCTGATCGGGATCGAAGGCGGCCTGGTCAACGACGCGAGCGATCGCGGCGGCGAAACCAGGTACGGCATCACCCTGAAGACCGCGCGCGCCGCGGGCTACGTGGGTCCGATGGCGGACCTGACGCTGGACCAGGCGCGCTCGATCTACCGCACCGATTACGTCACTGGTCCGGGCTTCGACAAGGTACTGGCCATCGACCCCGAAATCGGTTTCGAGCTGGTGGACACGGGCGTCAACTGCGGCCAGGCCACCGCCGGCATGTTCCTGCAGCGTTGGCTCAACGGCTTCAACGTCGGCGGCGCGCGCTACGCCGTCCTCAAGGTGGATGGAAGCCTCGGCCCGGCCACGCTCGCCGCGTTGAAGGCCTACCTTGCCTGGCGCGGACCGATGGGCGCTACGGCGTTGCTGCGCGGCCTCAACGGCACGCAGGCCGCGCACTACCTGACCCTCGCCGAGAAAGACCCCAGCCAGCGGAAATACCTGTTCGGCTGGATCACGAACCGCGTGGAGATGTGACGTATGAAAACGCTGATCGCCATTCTTGCCCTGGTCGCTGTCGGTGCCGGCGCGTTCGCCTGGCACGAACATGGCCAGCTCGGTACCGCCCTGGCAGCCGCCTCCGCAGCCACCCAGGCTTCGCTCGCGGCCGACTTCGAGGCCTCGGCCGCACGCGCGGACGTACAGCGCGTGATCGTCTATGCCGATCGCGTGCGCGTGGTCCACGACACCATCACCACCATCCGGAAGGAAATTCCCCGTCATGTCACGCCGGAAGTTGATCGCGCTTTCCCTCTGTCTGTCGGCTTTGTGCGCGTGCTCGACGCCGCGGCCGCTGGTGTGCCCATCGCCGAAGATTCCCAGCGTCTGGATGCGCAAGCCTCAACCGTTGCGCCCAGTGACGCCGCCAGCGTCGTCGCCGGCAACTACGGCAGCTGCCTCGAAAACGCCGCCACGCTAGAAGCCGTCCAAGCCTGGGCGGTCGATCACGGCTTCGCGGACCCGACGCCATGAAGAAGCTCGGCACGTTCCGGGCCGCGCTGCTCGATGCCGTGCCCGAGCTGGCCACGGATCCACAAAAGCTGTCGGTCATGGCCTCGGATGGCTCGATCGAGGCCGCCGCCGGCGCCGGCACGAACTGGATCTACTGCTACACGCTCACCTGCATTGCCCAGGACTTCGCCGGCGACATGGACGTGTTCACGGCCGCGGTGCTGGCATGGGTTGCCATCGAGCAGCCGAGCCTCCTGCTCGTACGTGAGCACGGTCGCAAACCCATCCGGTTCGAAGCGGAGCCCATCTCGGGTGAGTCGGTCGATCTCATGGTCGAGATCGAGATCCAGGAGGCCGTCATCGGCGGCGCTACCGGTGAGCACACGCATCCCGACGAACCGCCCGCTGATCCCACGGCGATGTGGTAATGACCGACGAGCTCACCCACCTCGAAACCTGGCTATCGCCGCTGCTGGCTAAGCTGTCGGCGCCGGCCAGGCGCACGCTAGCTGTCGCCATCGGCCGTCGCTTGCGCGCGTCGCAGCAACAGCGCATCGCCGCCCAGCTCGATCCGCGCGGCATGGCATTCGCTCCGCGCAAGCTGCAGGAGGCGCGACTGCGCAAGCTCCCGGGCAAGATTCGCCGGCGCAAAGCCGCCATGTTCACGAAGCTGCGCGCCGCACGCTGGCTCAAGGTCGTCACATCCGCCCAAGGCGTGGATGTGGGCTTCGATGGACGCGCCGCGCGGATTGCCCGGGTGCACCAGGAAGGCCTCGACGACAAGGCGTCGCCGAAGTCGAAAACGATCCGGTACCCGCGCCGCCAGCTGCTCGGCTTCACCGAGGCCGACCGCAAACTCATCGGCGACGCGCTGGCCGAGCACCTGCGCGGCGTCTGACCTTCGTTGTTCTGTAACCGCTGTTTTAGAACGGCCACCGCGTGCCTTGAAATAGGGCTCCGCGATGCTTCCGTGCATGTCCGAAGACCTCGCACGACGCCTCGCTAACCTCATTCGCTTCGGTACCGTTGATTCGGTAACCACCTCGCCTGCGCGTGTCGTCTGCAAGGTCGGAGGACTCCTTACCCGCCCCGTCCGTTGGGTCTCCGTTCGTGCTGGCAGCAAGACGCGCAGCTGGTCTCCCCCCTCCCCCGGTGAGCAGGTGTTGCTTCTGGCGCCCAACGGCGACACAACGGGCGCGGTGGCCCTAACGGGCCTTTTCTCCGACGCCAACCCTCCGCCCGAGGGCGCGAACGACGATAACGTCATCATCGCGTTCGGCGACGGCGCCGTGCTCCTGTACGACCTCGCCAAGCATCTGCTCTCCGGCATGCTGCCGGCAGGCGGCCGCGTCGAGGTCGCGGCCCCGGGCGGCTTCCTGTTCACAGGCGATACCGCGATCGACGGCAACCTGTCCGTCACCAAGAACGTCGATATCGACGGCACCGCGCACGCGAAGGACACCATCACGAGCGACACGGATGTCGTGGGTGGCGGTATCAGTCTGAAGAACCATACCCATCCCGGCGTGCAGGCAGGCGGCGCGAAAACCGGGGCGCCGCAGTGATTGGCATGGACCAGAACACCGGCGCGGCGCTCTCGGGCGTCGACCACATTCGCCAGTCGATCGCCCGCATCCTCTCCACGCCGTTGGGCACCCGCGTGATGCGCCGCGATTTCGGCAGCCGGCTGCCGGACCTCACCGATGCGCCCATGAACAAGGCCACGGCCGTGCTGCTGTATGCGGCCACCGCCACGGCGCTGCTCCGCTGGGAGCCCCGCATTCGCCTGGAGCGTGTGCAGCTGGGGACGCTCGACGGCATGCAGGGTCGATTCGTCATCACCATCGTGGCCACGGTGATCGAGTCCGGTGCCGCCCTTGAAGCCTCGGTGCCGCCGGCAGGAGTAGCCGCATGACCACCGATTCCGGTTTCACCGCCGTCGATCTCTCGCGCCTGCCCGCGCCTTCCGTCATCGAGACGGTTTCCTTCGAACAGATCCTCGAGGAAATGCTGGCCGACCTGATCGCGCGCGACCCCAGCTTCAGCGCCCTAGTTGAATCCGATCCGGTGTACGCCGTCCTACAGGTGGCGGCCTACCGCGAAATGCTGCTCCGTCAGCGCGTCAACGACGCCGGCCGGGCGGTGATGCTCGCCTACGCGCGCGATGGCGACCTGGACAACCTGGGCGCCCTCTTGGGCGTGACCCGGCTGCTCATCTCGCCCGCAGTGCCCGAGAAGGCCATCGCCGCCGTCTACGAGCTCGACGACGACTACCGCCGACGTATCACGCTCGCCCCGGAAGGGTTCAGCGTGGCCGGCCCGGAAGGTGCGTACATCTATCACGCGCTTTCGGCTGACCCGGACGTGCTGGATGCCAGCGCGTCGAGCCCGACGCCTGGCCAGGTCGTCGTGACGGTCCTCTCTCGCACCGGCGATGGCACGGCGCCGCAGGCGCTGCTCGACAAGGTGCTGGCCGCGGTAAGCGCCGATGATCGCCGACCGCTGACCGATGAAGTCACCGCACAAAGCGCAGACATCGCCGAATTCGCGGTGGAGGCGACCATCTACTACTACGCCGGCCCGGACAGCAGTGTCGTGCTGGCCAACGCCCGTGCCTCGCTGGATGCCTACCTTGCCAGCTGCCACCGCCTGGGCCTCGACGTGACGATCAGCGGCCTCTACGGCGCCATGCACGTCGCCGGCGTGCAGCGGGTCGAACTGGCCTCTCCCACGGCTGCGCTCGTGGTCGATCGCACCCAGGCGACGTACTGCACGGGCGTGGTGATCCACGACGGCGGACTGGCCGAATAATGGGCCAGCGCACCGTCACCGATGAGGTCTTCGGCGCCGGCGATGGCGTGGCCATGGCATTCCCGCTCACCTTCGGCGGCGTGCGCGCCCATAACCTCAAGGCGCTCGATCACATCACGCTGCGCGGCACATGGCAGACCGCTGTGCCGCTCTACGACACCCCGCGAACCAACCTCATTCGCAAGTCATCGCAGATCGGGATGGATGACGGCATCGCCTGGCAAAGCGTGAGCATGGCCTCGATGCTGAACGCCGGCCCGGCGCCCGACGGCACCCAGCGCGCTTCGCTCATCGGCGTCAACGGCACGACGGTAAGCGCCCGGGTGCAATCCCGTCAGGCGATTGCCGTGACGCCCGGAAAGACCTACCGCGCCCGCGTACGATTCTGCCCGCTGACCACGGAAGCATCCCGATTCACCTACTGGAACCAAGCGATCAGCAACACGGTCACTGACGTGATGGTGGATTGGCGCACGTCGCCGCCCACCGTGACGCGCTCCGCCAACGCGACGAATGCGACGGTCGTCCCCATCGGTGAGGGCTGGTTCGAAATCAGCTGGGACTTCGTGCCCTCGGAGCCCGTCCGCCTGCTGATCTACCCGTCCGTCAACACCGTGGGCGGCACCGGCTACGTCTTCGGCGCTGAGTTCACCGGCGACGCCCTGGGCGACTACATCGACGCCGATAGCCCAACCACCGTCACTGACTACAGCATGGCCGACGGCGTGGTCACCCTCGCCGCTGCCCGCGCCAAGGGCACCTCGCTCGCCTGGTCGGGCACGCTGGCCTGGAACGACATTCCCCGACTCGTACCGCCGAACAGCACCGCAGCTGAGCAGGCGA